TTCTGGTATATCTATATCAAAAGTTACACTAATTCCAAGACTATGCCAATCTTGAAGTAACTCCCCCCAGCTAGTATACATAGCTGTTATGGGACAACTCACTCCAATACGTTCGGCAAGTTCTTCAGCCTCAAAATCTAAGAACTTTTGATAGTGACCATTAATGGGTGTCTCCACTATTGGGTCATTTTCCATTATCCACCTACCTGTTTAAATCCATTAAAAACATTAAACATATACAAGATAATCCATAAAACAAAAACATAAACCCTAAAGGATAGTTTCCTTTAACTATTAAATCAATAAACGTTACCATATAACACACAGTTACTATAATCAGAGCATATAAACTCATAACTTTTTCCTAAGAACTTTTTCCTTAATTATACAGCTTTTTAAAATTTCATTATTACCGCCCTGTCCTCCATCATCTGTTAACGTAGACATAATATGTAATGAAGTTTCAGTCTCTTTTACTCTAAAACCCACAGTTTTACATGTGATAGGTGCTTCATCTAACTCATCTAAATTCTCCACCCACCCCGCATCTCCTGAATGGTCATACCATTCTACATACGTCAGGGGCCACGTTTTAAAGCCCTTTCTTTTCATTTCTTACCCTCCTAATTCCCGCTGTATGACGTTCTATTTCACCATAATCTTTATGCAGTATAATTGCTTGAATCTCTCTACCAGCCCTATATCCTGAATCTATTGTCCAAGCGTCACCAGGAGATAAAGTTCTAAATGATTCCACAATAACCTGCATAGCTTCAAAACTCCTCTTTGTATGTATATGCCCATGCCAGCAGTATTTAAAATCACTTTCTGCCCATTCAGGACAATCTACAGCCATAATAGCAGGTAATTTATCAGGTTTAGGCATATGCCCATGAGTTATACCAATTAAATTTTTACCAAATGCATAGTAATACATAGCTTTAGGTGAGTCTTCTATAATCACACGTTTGTTAGAATCATAAAATGTAGCCAAAGCACAGCTTAATGCTACATGAGAATGAGGATCATGGTTCCCAGCCACGTTTCTAACACGCACAATTTTATGTTTTGTCAAGGCTTTTTCTATAAAGTACCTAAGAACATATATGCCAGATTTAATAATTTTAGAAAATCTAGAGTCCGCATCAAGAGGGTTCTTATTGGCTGGAGTTTGATTCAAAGAATCATCTATATGATAGAAATCACCTAGTTGAGCTATTAATATTTCGTGTGTGGAGGGTATAGCATCTATAATTCTGTCAGCTGCATCGGTTAAATCTTTACACCCTATCTTTAAATCAAAGTCCTCCCTTGCTTTCTCCTCCCATGAGAGCATACCTAGATGAGCATCGCCAATACATATACACGCTAAAAGGTCTTTATTTTTAACCTTAGGGGTTTTAGTGCTAACAGACCTGATTTTAACCTTTTCATTGAAGGACGAAACTGTATCATCAATTACTTCCTGAGTACTTCTTTGACCTTTTTGAGGTTGACCTTTAACCCATGTTGCTGCAGGGGAACCAGCCTCATTGTAAAGGGTAGATTGTCCCGACTGTTGTTTCTTTTTTCGGAGTCGAACACGATAGATTGTATCGGCTATTGTAGGACGAGCTACATCATGTTCATGAGCTGCTGCAGCTTGAGAGTTCCCCTCAGAGAGAGTCCTTATATAGGCCGTTTCTTTTTCCGTTATACAGTAAGGAAGTAACCCTGCATAATCTGGTTCTTTCGTAAAGGCCATAGAGATGCCTCTTTTTGTTATTTATAAGGACCCAGTAATACAACCAAGTATAAATACCAGTATGTACCAAACAAAAGGTGGAACATAACCAGCCCAATCTTTAAGTTTGTCCAACATATTATTTACCCCTCTAGTAGTTAAGTCAACTAACTCTTTCATTTTGTTGTTGTTTTTTTAACCTTGTCGTACGATCTGGCGGTCGCCAATCCAAGCATTCCCATCAAAACCGGAAGCATGGTTGCTGTGTCAGCCTGCGGCACAATGATACCAAATGGCGCTGCCAATGGCGAAACCAAAAAATTTATAGCAAAGCCTAAAACACAAACCCACGCACAGGCGGGACGCCACGAACTTTGGAACCAATTTCCCTTCGCTTCTTCTCGATTGACAGCTATCTGAGCTAGAGCAATTTCTTGGGCATGATTCTCAGCCATAGTAGAAATTTCATGAGCTAACTTTTGTTTAGTGTCGGCGTCGGGTATGAATTTATCCAGTAATGAAGCTACTGGTCCTATTAAGGCTTGTAACATTAGGGTTTAGTAGGCCACGTTATGTTATCTACATCACTCTGAGTAGTTATGTTTCTTAGAGCCTGACGATAGCTTGCCATTTCTGAAGTCATTTCTGGACTATCAGGTAGCGCTGCATAATCCGTATCTTTTAATAATTGAGTGCGGTCTTGTCTAATTCTTCGCCACTTTTGTTCATCTGTTCCAGCACTAGCAATCCTTGCATCTATCTCTGCTTGAGTATGTTCTCTTGTAGTTCTTGCCCCTGTTATAAGGTCGTATTCTATATAATCTTTTGCCATTTTAATTTCCTATGAATAATATAAAACTAAATCGCCACCATCCCAAGTGTTACCTGCGGTATTTGTCATGTCGAATCTGGTTAATGCGCCACCAAGACTTTTGAAACCAGCAAAAAAATTCATTCCAACAGTTCCCGATCTTGCCCAACTACCAGACCACACCCATGTATTATTTGAGCTATCTTTCAACCGCATACTACATATACCATCTAACTGATTCCCAGCAGCTACTTGGTAAGTTATTATCATGTGAGTGGTTCGCCCATCATCATTACCCTGGTCATCAACAGAACGTGAACGATAACCGGTAGTTTCTAGGCCTGAAGCCGTTCCGAGCTGTATAAGCATTTCTCCAGAACCATCTGTTGAAACACCCTCAAAGCATATATCAATACCTTCCACTCCAAGTGGGATTCCACTTACCGCCACAGTAGTGCCAGTAGCTGTTGAGAAGTCTGCACTTCGAGCAATACCATTAATGTTGTGATCTACACCAGCATCATTGGTATGCATGAGGACACTACCCCCCGCTACAGTTTTAGTCCAGATTTGCGAACTAGCTGCAATAGCACTAGCAGCAGTAGCTCCCTCTGGAATGAACACACTTTTGTTAGTTACCTTAGTCATTTTGGGTATTTCTCCTTAACAGCGGTTCTTTTAATCTGAAGTGCCTCTAAATCATCATCAAGTATTGCGTGGACACACTCGGATATTGAGGGATATTCTGTAAGCCTCTTAGCCTTATAATCAAGAGCATCAAAATTCTTCTTGTCCTCTGCTTCAGCAGCAGCAATATCATCTTTTTCTGCTTGAGTATGATTTCTTTCAGTTATTTCGCCTGTTTGTGCATTAACGCTAGTTACATCATATGTCATATTATTTTCCTATTGATATTGTACTGAGGCAGAACCAGCAGCGGGAGTACTATCAAACGCATCAGTAGTGATTAAACGGACTGCTGTGAGTGGGGCAGCTAACGATACAATTCCAGTACAGGTTATTCCAAGTCCTGGATATTCAATAGCACCATTTACAACCCAAGTATTTGTAGAGGAATCCATTAAGTAAAAAATCATAGGGCCACTCCTGGACTGTGATGCTGAAGTACCATATATTAAGAACCCAGTCGTTGATGCGACTGAGCCAGTATATTCAGAGCCAGATGAAACATACCCTGAGGTTACAAATGTAGTCGAACCATGCCCTAGTTGAACTTGGATATTAGATGTACCAGTTGTTGAAACAGTTTTCATACTCAAAGTAACTTGCTTGACACCAGATGGAATACCTGTGATCTCAGCAGTCGTACCACCCGTTATGGCTATTGTCGCAGTTTGAGAAATTGAATATGGATTCTTCCCCGCCGCGTTTTCAATTTCTTCGGTTACAATTTTTGCGCTTTGAATTTGTGTTGCCATTATTTATTCCTTTGGGTACTTATCTTTAGTAGATTTAATCGTTGCTGACCAACCAGAAATACCATTGTGATAAATATCATCTAATTGATCTTCTATACTTGGATATTCAGCCTTACGTTTAGCTTTATAATCAAGAGAATCAAAATTCTTCTTTTCCTCTGCTTGAGCAGCAGCAATATTATCTTTCTCTGCTTGGGTGTAAGAACGTGTTATCTTTTCCCCAGTTTGTACATTAATTTCAGTTATATCAGCCATATTATGTTCCTATTGGTATTGAATATTGTATGCCATAGCATCGAAAGTATCACTACCACCAGATGTTGTTAAACGAACTGCAGTAAGAGGGGCAGATAAACTTTTAGTACCTAAAACAACATCGTGTTCATCTGGATTTCCTGGAGAAACACAACTCCCTTTACAATACCATGTATTATTACTGGAATCTTCTAAGTACAAACTCCCAAAAAAAGTATAATTTCTAGCTGCTATTATAGTCAGTTTCATATCAAAACCATCGCTAAGAGCCTCAAAAGTTGCTGCTTGATTTGATACATTTCCCGCATAGCCAGAAGTTTCATATACAGTCGAACCCGTGCCTAATTGAAAAATTACATCTGATGTTCCTGAACTAGATATAGTACACATTAGTGCTATCTGTTTAGTACCCGCTGGTATACCAGTAAAATCTACTGCAACGCCACCTGTTGTGGTGCTTTCAGTTCCTAAAGTTATAGAATATGGGTTACCACCTGCTGCGTTTTCAATTTCTTCGGTTACAATTTTTGCGCCTTGAATTTGTGTTGCCATTATTTATTCCTTTGGGTACTTATTATTGACGTTAATTTGTGACATTTCTTATCCTCTAAATAATATTCCATGTTGAACCAGATGGAACCGTAACTGTACCACTATCTATAGTAATGGGGCCAGATGTCATACCATTTATATTTTGATATATAGTGTGTGTTCCAGAGCCAGTACCAGTAATATTTACAGCTGATCCACCAAATGTTTCTGACACTTTTAAAGTAGCAGCAGCAACAT